GTGGGCACGATGTTATTGAGGTATGGAGCATGAGGACAGTATCGATACGGATCGAACCCGGCAAGATGGGCGTGAAAGCCTACATCAACACCGAGTACAGAGGGCAGATATACGCCTCCAGAATTAAGGAGCCTTTTGGGGAACAACCCTTCTACATTCTGGACGGCAAGCGTTACGAACTGACAGAGCAGGAAAAAGATAAGCTCTGGGAGAGGATGGGAGAATGGCTAAAGAAAAAATGATGGATGCGTTTTTGGATGGCATCGCAAAAGGGGTCTTGTACACGCTGGGCGCGCTTTCACTTGCGCTTATCCTGCTACTCCTGATGTTCGCACCGGAGAGCAAGACAAAGACGGTCACGGAACCGCCGTGCATGATAAGGGCGAATATTTGAGGAGGAAGTAGGCATGAGTACCGCATACGTCACTCCAGGAACACAAAACTTCCTGCACGGCGCGGAAACATATCGAAAGAGACAGCGCACCAATGACGAGCGCATGAACCGGCAGGGCGCGCTCATCACAAAGCTCAAAGCTCCGAACCTTGTGCAGGATCAATGCGGAACATGGACGAGCGAACAGCTTAAAGAACTGTGGAAGCTGAGATATGAGCGCAAGCCGAAGTACACATATGACCAGCTCATGAAGAAGTTCAAGGTCAAGAACTCATGGGACATTGTCAACACACTTTGCCTCCTCCAGAACAGACAGAGAGCAGGCATCGACATGTGGACACCGCTCGAAGGGAAGCCGAGGCCAGAGCCGACAAAGCCGGTTATCGTCAAACAGAAACGCAAGCCATACAAACTGGATGAAAAAACGCAGGATTATATCAGGCTCCACGGGGCAGGGTACAGCAATAGGGAAATCGCAGAGCTGTACGGATGCACCCGGGAGAATGTCCGGAAGAGAATCCACAAAGTGGAGAAGGAAAGAGCTGATGAATACGCTCGGCTCTTTGCAGAAGGGCAGAAGCAGAAAAGACCCGACCACCCGGGGCAAGGGTGAACGGGTCAGGAATTAAGAACATGATTAGTATAACACGAAAGGAGAAGAACATGAAAGAAGCAATCAAGAAAAAGAATGAGATGCTCGAATCTGGAGCGGACAAGCTTGACCTGGTTTATGAGCTTGCTCGCATCATGGACGGAATGGAGTTTACGGACATCGTTTCCGCAAACAAGTTCCTCAAGTTCGCATCATCGTTCCTGTACGGGCTTGTGCTCTGGAGATACGACATGCGGAAGGAATCCAAAGAGGTACCTGAAGATGAAGCCAGTATGTGAAATCTGCCATGCCGAAATCACGGAACCGCGCTGCATCATCCTCTCACCGTTCGAACACAAATATTGTCATCTCTCCTGCTTCCGTAAGCGCATCACAGACGCTTTCTCGGACGTCATCGGAACGCAGGATGACATGATTGACGAACTCGTGGCAGATGCTTGCGAGGATATGCTGATTGGACACACGCCATCGGAAGTGGAGGAACCAATCTATGACGGAAGCGTATGAGGAAGTAAAGAAACGTATTTACCGCCTGCTCGAAGAAATTCCGTCTGATGCTGTGACGGAGAAATATGTAGCAAGTAGTCTCCGGGATTACACGCAGGCACTGGTGAACATTGAAAAATTGAAAGGAGAAGAGCCATGGCGAGAGTAATTGGAGTGATTGGCGAGTCTGGTTCCGGTAAAACAACATCAATGCGGAACCTTCCGCCGGATGAGACATTTTACATCGACGCCGACAAGAAGGGGCTGAACTGGAGAGGCTGGAAAAGCCAGTACAACACAGAGAAGAAGAATTATCTCTGCTCGGACAGCTTCACGAACACAAGCCGGATGCTCGACCGCATCAACAAGGAGGAGCAGTTCAAGCACATCAAGTACGTTGTCATCGACACCCTCAACGGGATGATGGTAGCGGAAGAGATGAGGATCCTCGCTATGCAGGGCGGAGATAAGCGAAGCGCATGGACAGACCTCGCGCAGCATGGGTGGGGGATTGTGAACAAAGCTCTCGAGCTCCGGGACGACGTGACGGTCATTATTCTTTGTCATTCTGAGACAGTCTCGGACGATAACGGAATTGTTAAGACAAGGATTAAGACGAACGGGCGGAAGCTCGAAAAGCTTGTCCTTGAGTCGAAGATGACAACGGTCGTTTGGGCGGTCAGGCAGGACGGGAAATACAAGTTTATTCTTTCCGCAGACAATTCGACCGCGAAAGTTCCGCTCGGAGCATTTGAGACGGATGAAGTTGAGAACGACATTATGATCGTGATTAAGGCATTGGAGGAGTATTGATGGATATCAAAATCAAATTAAAAGATTTGAAGAAAAACAAACTCGCAATAAACGAGAATTAATAGGAGGAACACCAATGGCATTACCAACCTACGACAAATCAAAGCGCAAGCAGAACACATTCATTCAGCTTCCGAAAGGAGCCTACGTTGTCATCATCAAGGGTGTGAAGGAAGACACATGGCCATCAGGCGACCGGTATCTCTCCATCGCGTTCGATATCGCGGAAGGCGAATACAAGGGACTTTATCAGAGCCAGTTCGACGCGAACACGAACGCGGACAAAAAATGGAACTTTGACGCGGTCTTCCGTCTGAGCGTTCCGTCTGATTCTTCCGAGCCTTACATCTGGGATAACTGGAACACCTTCTTTGCAGACCTCGAGGACAGCAACAACGGCTTTGTGTTTGCCGGAGACCTTCGGAGCCTCAAGGGCAAAGTCATCGGCGGAAAGTTCCACAACCGCCAGAGCGAATACAACGGCAACGTTTACGATCACATCGTCATGAAATGGACATGCACGGCGGACGCGGTCAGAACCGGCAAGGCGGGCAAACTTCCGAACGACAAGCTTGTTGGAGACGGAAGCGCGCGCGGATCCAGGGCGACGACTTCCAGCAAATCCTCTGGAGATGACTTCATAAACGTTCCTGACGGAGCTGACGAGGAGCTTCCGTTTTGACGGAAAAGGAAGCCGAAGCCGTCCTTGAGTCTTTCCGCATCATCGTAGATACCCGCGAGCAGGCGACGCCGAAAGCCAAACGGAGATACAAGGCAATCGGCGTACCGCTCGAGCGGGCGACCCTGTCCTACGGAGATTACTGCGGGAACGTCGAGATTGACGGGAAACCGCTTCTTGACCTTTCCGCAAGAATTTCACCGGCTTGCGTGGTCGAGCGGAAAATGGATCTCGACGAACTTGCCATGTGCTTCACCCGTGGACGCGACCGTTTCCGCAAAGAGTTTGAACGAGCAAAGGACGCCGGGGCAAAGGTCTACCTACTGGTTGAGAATGCGACCTACGAGGACGTCATCAAGCACCGATACCGGAGCAAATTCGCTTCGACCGCCTTCCTCGGGTCACTTCTCAGCTGGTCGGTGCGCTACAACCTCACGCCGGTGTTCTGCCGGGCGGAAACGAGCGGGGCGATTATCCGGGAGATACTGCTGCGGGACATGAAGGAAAGGCTGGTGAGGAATGAGCTCGGATAAATTCATAAAAGTTCCGACCGATATGCTTGAAGTGATGTATTCCGCAAAATTCACGGGCGGGCAATACAAAGCGATCATGTACGTTATCCGCAAGACATACGGTTGGAATAAAGCGAAAGATAAAATTTCCGTGACAAGGATGGCGGCGGAAACCGGGATCTCAAAGAGAGCGATGATAAACATTGTAAGCCAGCTTGAAGAACTGAATGTTCTCAAAGTCGAAAAGACCACAGCCGGAAAGCCGAACATCCTGTCACTCAAACCGGTGAAGCAGTGGACACAGGTGAAGCACAGTTCACCGGTGAAGCGTAGTTCACCACGGGGGGTGAAGCACAGTTCACCGCTACCGGTGAAGCACAGTTCACCCACAAAAGACATATATAAAGACAATATACAAAAGACAATAGCTCCTCCGGAGCCTGGGGGATGGATAGAGGATTTTGATGAGGATGACGAGGAGGGAAAATACACGATATGAAAATTTACTCATTTAACCCGGACGACGCGAGACGCTTCGCAAAGGAAAACGGAATAAGGGCATTTGAGCGCGGGAA